ATTGTTGTCGATGAAGCCAACGCTTATAAAAACGTACAGACAACCCGTTGGAAAACACTAAACCGAATATTAAAACCCGACACTTGGCTCTGGATGCTGACGGGTACACCCGCTGCCCACTCACCCGTGGATGCCTATGGGCTAGCTAGGTTGGTCAACCCAAACGGGGTACCTAAATTTTTTGGTACGTTCAAAGACATGGTGATGTACAAGCTTACCCAATTCAAATGGATGCCAAGACCTGATGCGGACAAGATGGTGTATGAAGTTCTGCAACCCGCAATACGGTTTACGAAGGACGAATGTTTAGATTTACCGGACAGGACGTATGTAACCCGAGAAGTGGAACTAACACCCCAACAGAAGAAATACTATGAGATGTTGCGTAAGCAACTTGTTGTACAAACAACGGGCGAACAAATTACTGCGGTCAATGCAGCGGTAGGACTAAGTAAACTCCTACAAATATCTTGTATAGTGTATGATACACCCGTACTCACGGATTTTGGTTGGATACCAATACAGCATGTAACGCCACTCCATAAAGTATGGGACGGAGAAGCATGGATTACCCAAGAGGGTGCCGTATTTCGTGGGGAGAAAGAAGTAGAAAAATGCTTTGGGGTAACTATGACCTTAGACCATAAAGTACTCACTACTAAAGGATGGAAATCTGCGGAGGATATTATTTATGGTGGATCGGGCAAAAAATTTAATCGGGCAGAAGTTCGGGTACCTGACAGTTATAGAACGAGCTGGAACAACAACGGGAACTTCAACTCAATGCGCGATGTGGCGTTGTCAGTGCGATTGTGGTCAGCAGGTAGTTCGGAGGAGCCAATATTTGAGAACGAAAGACAGGAAACATCCGAGGAGCTGCGGATGTCATCACGGCAACGAAACACACAAAATGAGCTATACAAAAGTTTATTCAAACTACATGAATATGCTACGAAGATGCCACGATTCATCGGCCAAAGATTACAGAAATTACGGGGCGCGTGGGATTACGGTATGCCAAAGTTGGCAAGATTCATTCGAATCATTTTGGGCAGACATGGGGCCTACACACCGGGAGGGCTTAACACTAGACCGGATAGACAACAATGGTCCGTACAGTCCGCGGAACTGTCGATGGGCTACCCCCAAGGAACAGGGGCGCAACACACGGGTGAATACCCGGATAACTACCTCGAAGGGAGCTATGACCATAGCGCAAGCAGCGGAGGAATACGGAATCAAATCTGTCACCTTGAGGCAACGTCTGAAGGCGGGTTGGCCTATAGATCTAGCCCTGACAGCAGAACCAAACAAAAGCAAAAAACTTACGACTTACTTAACTGCGGACCCCGGTCTAGGTTTGTTGTAGCAGGTAAAGAAGGGCCGTTAATTGTCCATAATTGCGGTGCTGTCTATTCCGATAGTGGTGAAACCCTAGAGTTTGATATTAAAAATCGATATAAGATCCTGTTGGAGGTGATTGAGGAAGCCAACCACAAGATATTGATCTTTGTCCCGTTCAAGAATACCATCAAGCTCCTCACGGACAAGCTGAGAGAAGACGGGTTTACTACAGAGATAATTAACGGGGATGTGAGTGCGTCTCAACGCAACGATATATTCAAAAGATTCCAGACTACCCCCGACCCAAGAATACTAGTCATCCAACCGCAAGCAGCTGCTCATGGTGTAACCCTTACTGCCGCAGATACAACTGTATGGTGGGGGCCGACCTCAAGGCCGGAAATATACAACCAAGCAAATGACCGATTCCACCGTGCGGGACAACAACACAACGTCACAGTTGTAAGACTTCAAGGCTCCAATGCCGAGAAACATGTATACAGAATGTTGGATAACAAGATCGTGGACCATGCAAAGTTAGTTGATCTTTACCAAAATTTACTTGATTAAGATAAAGTCTGATAGTAGTATAACCACATCGGCGCTAAGACCGGTGTCTTTTGGAGAATGAAAATGACAGATGCAATACCGTTAGAACGGCTTACTCGTACCTATATAAAGATGCGGGACCAGAAAGCCATATTATCAAAAGAACTCGAAGATAAGATAGGCCACCTAGACAGTAATATGAAGTTGGTCAAGTCCGCTATCCTCGATCATATGAAGGAACTAGGTGCCGAAAGTATGAGGACTGAGGCCGGTACGATCTTCCGTACTGTAAAGACCTACTATACAACTTCTGATTGGGAATCGTTGGGTAAGTTTATCGTAGAGCATGAAGTACCAGAATTACTGGAGAAGAGATTACATCAAGGGAACATGAAGACCTTCCTAGGGGAGCACCCTGATTTGCTACCTCCGGGGCTGAACGCCAACATGGAATATTCTGTAACAGTACGAAGTAATAGTAAGAAGAAGGAGTAACAATGACTGAAGAGATTTTTGTAGCAATAGATGATGTGGCAAAATACTTTGCTGTGTCTGTATCAACGGTCCGTGCATGGATACGTCAAGGGTTGATTCCGGCGTTAAAACTTGGGGGTGTATACCGATTCAAGTTAAGCGAAGTGGAGGAAGCCTTGCGTAATCTAGACGGAGGAACCTTAGTAAGGGAGGAAGCTGACGGGAGTTTGACAGTGGAACCACCAGAGAGTGATCTACAGATGGTATTAAATTTTAATGTAAACGACGATATCTAGGAGAATGAAGATGAGTGAATTAACAATAATTAAAGGTGGCCTACCTACGTACCTGAGAGATGCAGGGGTCGATGACGTAACCAATACGCTTGCGGGTGAACGTCAACTATCACGCCGGATCAGCTTCAAAGGCGGGGTATTTAGGGAACTGATTAATGGTAAGGAATACCGTGTATCAGAAGAGCGTTTTATGAACGTCGTCATTATCAAGGCGGCCCCTAACACCTCTCGTATCTTTTACGCCGGGAGCTACGTAGAAGGCGAAGCAGTTAAACCATCGTGCTGGTCTGCTGACGGGCAACGTCCTGATGAGAACGTGAAAGAAAAGCAATCGGCTACTTGCTTGGACTGCCCACGGAACATTAAGGGCTCTGGACAGAACGATTCTCGTGCGTGCCGTTATCAGCAACGTCTTGCTGTTATGCTTGAGGGAGAGATCGAAAGAGAAGAAGTATACCAACTCGTGTTACCTGCAACGTCTATCTTTGGTGATGGCGAGAAGGGTAGGTTGCCACTACAAGCATACGCACGTTTCCTAAGAGACGGTGGCGCACCAATGTCCGGTGTTATTACTGAGATGCGTTTCGACGTTAGCGGTAATGTGTCAGGGCAGAAGCTTATCTTCAAGCCGGTACGTGCAGTAAAGGAAGTTGAGTACGAAGTTATCTCCCGTATGAAGGGCTCCCCAGAAGCAGCTAGGGCTGTCGGTAGCACCGTGGCCCAGATAGACGGAGTGGTTGCTGAATACAAAGCACCTGTAAGGGCAGCAATAGCTGCACCTCAACCTGCGCCGAAACCTGCCCCCGTAGTGGAACTGGAAGAAGTAGAGGAAGAAGATATCGCACCGCCTGTAAAGGCGGCACCTAAGAAGGCAGCACCTGTGGCTAGCGAACCGAGCCTAGAAGATCTAGTAGGCGAATGGGACGACTAATTAACAGACTCGGGGGTGGGCAACCACCCCCACCTTTTGCAGGTGGCTATGGACAAATTAGAATTTTTACAGAGTGTCCTCGGAGACGAGGGATACTACTGCATAGTCGGGTTAAAACCTAATGAGAAGCCTATCCAAAAGCTATACACAAAGCTTGAGGACGCGGTAGCTACCGCAGACAATCTGAAGGATGCGGGACGTGACGTATTTTATGCCATGGCTACATTCGAGGATGGCAGCTCTAGGAAGACCTCTAACGTAAAACAAGTTAGGTCTTTGTTTGTGGATTTAGACTGCGGACCGTTTAAACCATACGAGAACCAAACAAGCGCAATAGTGGCGCTAAGAGCATTTTGTAAAAGCGCAGGTATGCCAAAGCCTTTCACCGTTAATTCCGGCGGTGGGGTTCATGCGTATTGGCCATTCGACATTGCTGTATCTAGGGAGGAATGGACCCCAATAGCTACGGCATTTAAACAACTATGCGAGACCCACGATCTACATGCGGACCCTGCTGTAACGGCGGATGCTGCACGTATTCTACGGGTACCGGATACTCTCAACTTCAAGGAAGAAGAATCTAGACCTGTAAAGATATTGGGTACAGGTGTAATAAGTACGTTTGCTGATCTGAAGGGGGTTATAGGGGAGCCTATAAAACTAACGGCCTCGTACATTCCCCGTGGGGAGATGGACGAAGTAACCAAGATACTAATAGGTAACTATCAGTATAGGTTTGAGGACATCCTTATTAAGTGTGATAGGGGTGAGGGATGCCCCCAAATCGCATACATGATTCGGGATAAGCCCACGGGTAATGTGCCGTATAACTTGTGGAGAGCGGGGTTATCTATAGCTAGATTCTGTGAAGATGCACCTACGGCTTTTATTAAGGTATCTGAAGGGGACCCTAGGTTTTCATTAGAGATTATGGAGTCTACGATTCGTGGGCTTAAGGGCGGACCATTTAAATGTGAAACGATCGAGGGATACAATCCCAAAGGGTGCAACGGGTGTATCCATAAAGGAGTTATAAAGACCCCGATAGTATTAGGACGACTGACACACGAAGCTACGGAAGAGGACAACATAGTTGAGGACATTCCAGAGAACGTAGCACAAGGTCACACCCAAACGTATGTTATTCCGAAGTTCCCGCCCCCATATTTCAGAGGTAAGAACGGAGGAGTATTTAAAAGAATAATCAAGGAAGACGACGAAATAGAAGTGATGGTCTACCACCACGATATCTATGTGACTAGACGATTGGATGATGCAGATATAGGAGAAGCACTAGTAATAAGATTGCACCTACCTAAAGATGGGGTGCGGGAGTTCACGGTACCACTATCTGTGGCTACCTCTAAAGATGAACTAAGAAAACACATAACGTCTCGCGGGGTTACATTAATTAAAACCGAAGAGATGATGTACTACCTAAAAGCATGGACAGATCATATGCAAGCAAATGGCAAAGCAGACAAGGCTAGAAAACAATTCGGGTGGACAAGTGATTCCCACGAGTCTTTTACTGTAGGAGATAAGGAGGTTACGGCAGACGGCGTAGAATATAATCCACCGTCAGCAGCTACAGCCCAGTACTACCCGGCGTTCCAAGCGAAGGGTTCCTTAGAAGGATCGAAAGACGCTATGGAGTTTTATAACCGTACCGGCATGGAGATGCACCAATTCACAATAGGGTTAGCGTTCGGTACCGTGTTTACGGCTTTTACTCCGGTGAATGCGGCGTTGTTACATATCTATAGTCAGGAATCAGGTATTGGTAAAACTACGACTATGTATGCAGGGGCTAGTATCTGGGGTGATCCGGTACGGATGTCATTGAAAGAAACAGATACCCATAACTCCAAGATGCTACGTGCGGAAGTGTACAAAGATATCTTCTTCCCGATGGACGAAATGACTAACGTAGGGCCGAAGGAAGCTAGCGACCTTATATACCAAATGACCTCCGGTACTCAGAAAAACAGAATGTCAGCTTCGGTAAATCAGGAACGGGCTAGGGGTGATTCTTGGCATCTAACGGGGGTAAGTACTGCGAATGCTTCCATGTTTGAGAAGATCAGCGTTTATAAA